AAAAGCAGCGTGTCGGCATCACACCGCCTGCATCCCCGCCTAAATTGGTGCCCGTTCCACTCCGCAACCGCCAGGACGTGATGACACCTGGCCCCCCTGCGCGACGGGAACACGGGCAGCGGACCTGAATGGGCGTGGTGTTGCTGCCGACACGAAGGCCCCCCTCCGGGCATGGCGGGGGGCTTTCCTGTGCCTCCCACGCCCCACTCAACGATTGCCTTAATCTGCGTACATGGAGCACATTCACCCGTTTTACGGCAATCTGACGCAGGCTCTGACCCCCACACCCCACCCAGAACCGGGCCAGTCCAGCTACTTCTCCACGCCCGAAGACCACCTGGACCCCGACCTCTTCGACGGCACCCACCTCAAGCCCGATGTGCGCAAAACGTTGCTCGACCCGCTGGAGAACTACTGGGCCGCGCACTACGCAAATCCGAGCCAGTGGCACACCGCCTACCTCGCCGGATCCGGCATCACCTACCAGTGGTCCGCATCCCGAGGAAACGGCGACCTCGACGTGCTGATCGTCGTCGACTTCCCCCGCTTCTTCTGGGACAACCCCGGCTACTCCGGCCTGTCCGACGACGAGATGGCCACCGAACTCACCAGCCACCTGCGCCAAGACGTCTGGCCCGCCACCGACAACACCCCCATCGGCAGCAAGGTCTACGAAGTCACCTACTTCGTGAACCCCGCCCCCGACCTGCAATCCATCAAGGCCTACGCCTCCTACGACATCACCCACGACCACTGGGACATCGACCCGGCCGACGAACCGGCCCAGCACCCGCCCGAGTACGCGGCTGCCGCCCAGCGCGACGTCGAGGCCGCCCAGAAAATCCTCGACGACTACCAGCACCACGCCGACGCCATCAAGGCCCACGCCACCGGCAGCCCCACCTGGGTCACCCACGCCGCCGAACTGCGCCGCATCACCGCCCAGGCCGCCCGCATGTACGACGACATCCACCTCGGCCGCCGAAGCGCCTTCAACCCCACCGGCGAGGGCTACGCGGACTGGCACAACTACCGCTGGCAGGCCGGAAAGAACGCCGGAATCATCAACCCGCTGCGCGAACTCAAGAACGTTGGCGACAAGGCCACCGAAACGTTCGACGCCGCCACCTACGGCCGCGTACTCACCGACCCCGCCGACACCGTCCGCGAAGCCCTCCTGCACACCCGGAAGCACTGAATGACGCCACCTCACTTCACCGTCGAAGCCCACGCCCTCGCCCGACTGGTCGCCGTCGCCGCCTTCGTCGCCCAGGGCCGAGAACGCCTCGAAGAGACCGATGCCTACCCCGTCGCCACCGCCCAGGCCGCCCTCACCCAGCTCCAGGCCGACGGCACCCTCACCGCCCTCGGGATCACCGAATGAACATCACCCTCACCCTCGACGGCGTGCTGCGCTCACCCACCGGCACCCCCAACCGCACCGGCCGCGACCTCTTCACCGCCCTCGCCCACGACCACACCCTCTACATCCTCACCGACCGCGCCTACGACGAGACCATCCGCTGGCTGAAGCTCAATCAGTTCCACGGCTACGCCCAGCTCCTCACCGTCGACCACGCCCACAACGGCCGCTCCGAAAAAATCCGGCGCGCAAAACAAACCGAGCAGCACATCACCTTCGTCCAACGCGTACGCCACAGCCTCAGCCTCGACCTCGCCGTCGAAGCCGACCCCGCCGTCGCCGCGGGCCTGTACCACCTCGGCCTGCCCACACTGCTGCTCACCCACCCCGTGTACGCGCGGCCCCTCGACCGGCCCGACCACGACCGCCAGCCCACCCCGTGGCAGCAACTCGCCGAAACCATCGAAGAAGACCGCCTCGGCACCCCCACTCCCGAACCGGAAAACGACTGACGATGCACTTCTACTTCGCAGGCGCCGAAGACACCTACCTGAGAGGCATCCTCGCCCGCACCCCCGGCATCACCCACGTAGCCATCTCCTTCACCACCCTCACCAAACGACGCAGCGACACCGACCGCCTCGACCTCGGCACCCTCTTTCGCGAAGACACCCACATCCTCGTCGAATCCGGCGCCCGCTCCCCGTCGACCCGCAAACTCGACGAAGACGGCGCCGCACAACTCCGCGACCGGTACCACACCTTCATCAACCACAACGTCGACCGCATCGACGCCTTCACCGAATTCGACGCCCCCCAACTCTCCGGCGACATCGACTTCGTCCTCCAGCATCCCGACAAGGGCATCGTCGTCACCCACCCCGACGACGACGGCCGCCTCCCCGGCCTCGCCCTCGACGCCCGCGTCAACAACCGCGTCGGCCTGCCCCGCGAAGCCGTCCGCACGCTCACCCAACGCGAAACCGTCACCCGCCTCCTGCGCGACCGCGCCACCACCCTCTACGGCCTCGGCCTCAGCCGACAAGCCCTCATCACCGCCGTCCCCTGGCACGCCATCACCTCATCGAGCTGGGTCGCACCCTCCCGCATGGGCGAACTCCACCTCTACGCAGGCGGCCAACTCCACTGGTACGGCAAACACCAACGCGACGACGCCGCCGCCCGCCACCACGCCGACGTCCAACGCGCCGGATTCAACCCCACCAAGATCCGCGACGGCGACAACACCGAACTCCTCGCCCTGTCCGCCTGGTCCTGGAGCCAACACATGACCACACACACCAGGGAAACCCCCACCCCCGAAACCCATGCGGATCAAAACGCGGCACCAGACGTGCCCGAGGTTGACCCCCCATCAAAAACCCTCGACAAAAAGGGGCCAACCCAAGACGGCCCCGCACGCCAACGCGCCGCCCGCTACAGCGACATTCAGGCCGAGATCACCGAATCCCTCTACCGGGACTGGAAGCAGACCGGCGAGTACTCCCCACTCCTCGCCGAGAACCTCGACAGGGGAATGCGCCTGGCCAAAGAACAGCACAACATGGACCAGGAAACGCTCTCCATCAGCGTCAAGGCGTCCAGCGGCACCGGCAGCGACGGCGGCATGATCAGCCGACTGTTCGGCAGCGGACACCAGCCCGAAGCCGTCGAATCCGGCCACCCCACGCCCGCACCGGACGCCGAACCCGTCATCGACGCCGAAATAGTCGACGAAGAGGAGAAGTAACCCCCCGATGAGCACCCACGCCTGGAACGAGGCTCCCGAGCCTGCGTTGCCCACCGAGCGCCCCTGCCCCGTCTGCAAGGGCCGCTATCCCGACGTCGACCTCTGCATCACCTGCGAGGGCAACGGCACCGTCGAGATGGCCCACACAGAAACCCGGAAGACACATGAAGCCCAAGACACGCTCGATCACCCGCATCTTCACCTGGAGGAAGAGGCCCCCCGCCCCTGACCCCAAGCCCACGGAGGACATCCATGGCAACCCCGATGACAGCCGATCAGATGGTCGCCGCCCTCGCTGACGAAGGCGTCGACTACCGCGAGTACAAGGACTGGCGCCACCACAACCGCGAGGGTCACGGCGACTGGGGCCCCGTCTACGGCATCATGATCCACCACACCGCCATCACCGGCCCCGGCACCCTCGACGTCATCTACGACGGCCGCGAAGACCTCCCCGGCCCCCTCGCCCACGCCTTCGCAGGCAAAGGCGGCGGCATCTTCCTCACCGGCAACGGCCGAGCCAACCACGCGGGCAAGGGCGACGACGACGTACTCAACGCCGTGATCGCCGAGAGCGCCCTGCCGACGCCCAACGAGAACAACACCGACGGCAACACCCACTTCTACGGCATCGAGATCGAAAACCTCGGCGACGGTGACGACCCCTACCCGCCCCTCCAGTACGCCGAAGCCGTCCTGTGGGCCACCGCCATCTGCCGCTTCCATGGCTGGACATCCAAGTCCGTCATCGGCCACAAGGAATGGACCAACACGAAGATCGACCCGAGCTTCGACATGGACACCTTCCGCGACGACGTCCACGCCCAACTCCACGCCACGGACACCGACATCCCCAAGTGCTCCCCATAACGTTCCCCCAGAAAAAAGGGCGCCCATCAAAGGGCGCCCTTCTTCATGCATCGCATCTAAAAAGTATCACCAGGCCGCGCAACAGCCCACTCCAACGAACCCACCGAAATACCCTTGTGCACGCCCTGCGCATGCACAGCCATCGACGCCTTCTTCAACGGCTTCGGCGGAACACAGGTCTGGCACAGCACATAATCCTTCGGACCTACGGCACTCACGGCACTCACCGCGTTCACCGCACTCATCGGCGCCAGCTTCTTCGGCTGCGGCGAACCCAGCAGCTCCGCCCTCTCCTCGCCCTCCAGGGGCCGCACCATCCGCGGCAGCTCCTCGCCGAACGCCAGCGCACCCAGCGGCCCCGCATGCTCCGCACACTGCTCGACAGCCCCCTCCTGCACCCGCACCTTCCCGTCCGGACCCACACTGCGCACCGCGAACGCGATCACACCGGCCGGAGTCTTGCGGCCCTCTTCCAGGCAGACGTCACAAGTAATCTGAATCTCGCGTGCCACGATCTCTCCCCATCAATAAGAACGTTCGAGCACGCGTCGCACGTACGCGGCCCGGATCACATCCCGCTCGGCTGTCGTCAGATGACCCACACCGAGGAGAACGTAGCCCTCGGGGTAGATGAGACCGCTCTGAAGCAGCGAACCGAGCACAGTAACGTTACGGAACTTTTCAGCCTCACAGCTATCGCAGACGCATGTGAACTTCATCGTGTTCAGATCGACGACTTCAGAGCGCTCGTTCTTCTGCGGCCATGTGTGTCCCCACAGACGGCACCGCAGATAGTTCGTCGGCAGCTCATCAGCAATCTCCGCAAGTTCGTCTAGAGACTTCATGCCCCTCCAACTCTCCCTGGCATGCGCGCTCTTCGTGCAGTGCGCCCTCACGTTAACGTGCACGGCTTCCGCTTCCGCGCCGTTCACGTTCACCCGCTCGTACCACACCCGCGTGTCACGGCATCGTCGCAGGTCAGAGGCCTGAACCTCAAAAAATTGGCGGGGGAACAAAACAGCGAGTCATCGCCGACTCACCCAGGGTGTGCTGAACTCCCCCCAACACAACTAAATAGCCCTTATCCCCTAAGAACGGACAGACCGATTCTTAACGTAAGCGCCCTGGGCGCCACCCTCACAGCCGTTGTCTCCCTCGCACTCGGCGTCGCCGCTGCCCCCGACGCCCACGCCGCACCCGCTCCCGCACACGCGAAGCAGCAGAAGAGCGTGCCGTACAGCCACTCCAGCCCAGCCACCTGGTCTGCCGCCAAGCGCGAAATCATGCGCCGCGAATCCTCCGGCAACCCCAACGCCGTCAGCCCCAACGGCATGCGCGGCGCATTCCAGTGCAACCCCAGCTCCCACCCCTGCCCCCCGCTCGGCAACCTCGCCGCCCAGAGCCGGTGGGCCAACAATTACGTGAAGGACAGATACGGCACGTGGCAGAACGCCCTCGCCCACCACAACCGCTTCGGCTGGTACTAACACCAGCGTTACTGACATCCCCAGACGCCAAGAAGCCCCCAGCCACAGGCCGGGGGCTTCTAACGTTTCCCGAAAAATTCGGGGCGGAAAACGGTCAGATTAGTACAGCGACACGTCAACCAGCTACACAGGCCTCACGCCCACGCATGACTAGTGTGCTGTTATGCCCCAGAACAACGCACAAGGCCCCTGTTCGTGCGGCTGCTCGCTCGGCAACAAGCCGTGGCTGAGCCTCCCGGAAGCTGCCGAGTACATCCGCGTCCCCGAGAGCACCATGCGCACGTACCACTTCGTGTGGGGGATCAAGTCGTACAAGGCCGCCAAGCGCCGCCTCTTTCGCCCCGCTGACCTCGACGCATGGGTGCTGAACCACCCCAGCTAACCCTAGTTGCAGTGGAACTTTGCTGACCCTTCGTGGTAGAACTGTGGTCGGATGCGCTTCATGCGACAAGCGCATTGAACGATCCAGTACAGAAGCGGAGTAAGGCGTCTCGTGGCACAGATCATCAAGAAGTGCACCTGCCTCAAGAGTGCGTGGCCTGAATGCGAGCACAACTGGACGGTTCGCTACCGCGACCCGGCCGGTAAGCAGAAGGACGTCACCAAGTTCAAGCGCAACTACAAGGCCGCCGAAAAGTTCCTCGGCAAGGTCGAGACCGAGAAGACACAAGGCATCTACACCGACCCGAACAAGCAGCGCACGATCGTGGCTGACCTGTTCGAGGAATGGTTCAAGGGCGGCGGCAAGTACAGCGACATGGTGACCATCTCTCGCAAGAACTACGAGAGCATGCACCGCCTGGTGATCAAGCCGTACTTCGCCACGCAGTTCATCGGCACTCTGAAGCCCCAGAAGGTCAAGGAGTGGATGCAGTGGATGCGCGAGGAAATGGGCTACAAGGAGTCCACGGTCATCAACCGCATGGACGTGCTCTCCGCTGTCTGCAACTACGCCATCACGAATGAATACATCACCAGGAACCCTTGCCACGGTGTCGCCACTCGACGCGGCCGGGTCGCGAAGGAGACGAAGCAGAACATCGTCGTCCCTTCGCTGGATCAGGTCTACAGGCTGGCCGACGCCATGGAAGACGAGTACGAATTCGCTGTCTGGCTGATGGTTTCCTGTGGCCTCCGATTCGGTGAGGTTCTCGGAATCAGCCTCGACCAGTTCGATTTCGAGCGAAACGTTCTCGTCGTAGACCGTCAGTTGACTCACGATGGAAAGAATGTCGACGCGTCGGCCACGCCCATCCGTCCGGCTTCCCAGGCCGCGACAAAGGGACAGGGGCGAGCGATGTCGGTTCGCCAGCTTAAGCACCGGGGAGAGGGTGAATTCCGTGAGGTCCCGCTAACAGACTTCGTCCTGGAAAAGCTAGAGCAGCACCTCAAGCGCGTCGATCCACTCGTCATTCGTGACAGGCAGAACTACCTCGACGGCTCGTACCTCTTTGTGAACCGAAGCAGGCAGAACCTTCCGGCGGGTCCCTGGTTCCGGCAGAGCATCTGGGCCGCCGCTCTGAAGACCGCTGGATTTCCTGAGAAGTCCATCAAGCCGCACTGGCTTCGCCACCTCTTCGCCTCCACGGCGCTGGCCGCCGGAGTGCAGATCCACGAATTGTCCGCGTGGATGGGTCACGCCTCGGTGCAAGTCACGCTTAACGTTTACGGACACCTCGTAAAGGACTCGTTCGTTCGCTTCCGGAACGTTATGGAAAACGCCCTCCGAGGCGATGAGACGTTCCTGACGAGGCTTCAGAACGTTACGGTCGGTGACCTGACCGCAGACGACTCACTAGGCGCTGACGCGTAGTGATGATTGGCTACAGGCGGTAGTGCTGACTTTTCGCTGACCCTGTTGGGGTCAGCGCAGCATCTTCCCAGGTCAAGGCACAGATGATTATTGTAGATGTTGTTCGGCAATCAGGTCGCATAACACGGCAGGTAGGAACGTTGCAAACGTTGAGGTCAGGGCGATGTGACGTCCCGTTGGAGCCCGTTAGGTCTCAAGATCGGGTGATGCCATGCTGACGTTTTGCTGACCCTGCTGACCCCGCTGACCCGTCTGGCTGACAGGTCGTCAGCACCTGACGGTGTGCCAGAGTCACCGTCTGCAACGTTGACGCCCAGTCAGATACCCCCTTGAAAACCCTCACAGAAAGACTCCAGAAAGATGCTTAACTCCGACCAGATCCTGGACGACAACCGCTTCTTCTCCCGCCTGTTCGCCGCCGAGGCCGCACAGAAGATCCTCGCGGAATGCCCGGAGACCACGGCTACCGAACTCGTCGAGGCATTGACGCTGAAGCTCCAGCTCATGTGGATTCAGGACGCGGATCACCAGGAGCACCTGTCGCGGGTTCCCGGCCTCGTGGAGCTGGTGGAAAAGCTTCTTAGCTGGAAGGCCGACCAGGAATGAAGGTGACAGTCGTCGAGGGCGCTCCGAAGGACGACGGTTGGCGTCGTGCGGGAGATATCGAGGTCGGCCAGTACATCGAGTGGGACCGGTGGCATGAGGTCACGGAGGTTGAGCGCCTGCCGGAAAAGCCTGCTTGGTTCAATCAGTACATGCCGAGTGGCCGTTACGTTGCGATCACCTGGAAGCCTCGCACGACGCCGGACTACTTCCACGAGAGTGAGCCCATACGCATCCGCGTGTAGTAGCCCCAGACACAGCGAAGGCCCGTCCCCAATCGGCGAGGGGGCGGGCCTTCTGCGTGCCACGGTACAACGTTTCTGCCGGGCTACTAGAAAGGCCCGTCCCCGCCGGGAACCGGGGGCGGACCTTCCAGTAATCAGGCGCGGTAGAACATTACCGCCTGGAACGGGACGCCCTCGGCGGATTCGTTGGGGGCGAGTCGGCGGCTGTTGTTGTTTGGCACGCAGCCTTCGTTGTCGAATACGAGGGCGTTGGCGTCGGTGACGTTGGAGACGCGGTAGACGTCCACGGGCGTGTAGAGGGGAATGCACCGGCCAATGGGCGGTTCGGAGAGCACGTGGGGCCGGTGGCCTTCGGTGTAGATGGTGCGGAACGTTCCGCGGGCGAATTCGATGGAGCTGCTGAAGGCCGAGAGGCTGACGAT